GAATTCGAGCGGGTGAGAACGTCATGAAGCCGGCCTCGTCAGCGCTCGCCGCCGCGATCTCGGCGCAGATCGCCAGCCCAAGCCCGTCGTTCGCCTTCGCCGATTGCTTCACGATCGGCTTGGCCAATGGGCAGACGCTCTATACGAGCGGGTCCGACGCGGCGGTCATCTATAATGGAAACACATTCGTCGCCAACGGGCTCATCGTCCAGGGGCTCAAATATCGCGCGAGCGTCGGGCTCGACATCGACCAGCAGGATATCAAGCTATCCGCGCCAGCCGGCTGGACGCTGAACGGCGCGCCGCTGATGCTGGCGATCATCAATGGCGCGTTCGACGGCGCGACGATTCAGCGCGACCGCGTGTTCTTCTCCGATTACGTCGGCGGGACCATCATCGGTGGCGTCACGATGTTCAAGGGCCGGTTCCTCGGCGTCAACGCCGGGGCCATCGTCGCCGACGCGACGGTCGCCAACGACCTCGTGCTGCTCAATCAGGCCATGCCGCGCAACCTGTTCCTCTCGGCTTGCTATCACACGCTTTACGATTCCGGCTGTGGGCTAAACAAGGCGAGCTACGCGACGTCCGGCGTCGTCGGCGCCGGATCGACGACCAGCATCATCGCGTCGAGCGCGGCGGCGCTCAAACACATCAAGGGAACGATCGTCTTCACGTCCGGCGTCAATGACGGCGTGCAGGCCGGCGTCAAGGACATCAACGGCGGCCTGACGATCGTTCTGTCGTTCCCGCTCGTCGAAGCGCCGGCTCCGGGCGACACATTCACGATCTACCAGGGCTGCGACCACACCTGGACGACATGCAGCGCGACGTTCAGCAATCTCGCGAACTTTGGCGGATGCCCATTCATTCCACCGCCGCAGACCGCGCTGTGAGCCCCGCCGAGCCGATAGAGAGGCGTTCCGTGGATCATCTCGAAACGCGCCAGCGCATGGTCGCCGAGGCCAGGACATGGCTGCGCACGCCATATCATCACATGGCGGAGATCAAGGGCGTCGGCGTGGACTGCGGCAAGTTGGTCTTGTGCATCCTGAGCAACGCCGGCGCGATCGATCACGCCGATTTCGGCTCATATCCCAAGGATTGGATGCTCGCGCGCGAAAACCCGTTCCTGGAGGATCTGTTCCGCGCGCATTTCGTCATCGTCGACGCGCCGCAGCCCGGCGACGCGATGCTGTTTCGCGTCGGGCGCACCTATTGCCATCTCGCGCTCGTCACGATCGCGGAGCCGCTCACGCTGCTGCACGCGACGCCGGGCTATGGCTTCGTCGTCGAGGAGGCGGCGGAAGGCGTCGCGCGCATCAAGCGGCATATGAGCGACGCGCTGATCGGCCGCGCAAGGGCGCTCGCGTGAGCCTTGGCGGCGCCCAACAAAGCGGCCAGTCGCAGTCGCTCGGGAGCCTTGTGCCGGCATACACCGGCCTGCAACTCATGTCGTCGGCGGAGTCGCTGCCGCGCCAGCTGGTCTACGGGATGGCGCCGGTCGCTCCGAACATCATCTATTACAACAATTTCCAGTCGCATCCGCAGCTCGCCTGGACCGGCCAGGCCTGGATCATCACCGGATGGACCTATTCCGCCGACTTCGTGTTCGCGCTGTGCGAGGGGGCGATTTCGAACGTCGGGCAGGTCTGGCAGAATAACTCGAATTATCTGTTTCAATCGGGCTCGCCAAACCCCGAGGGGTTCTCGCTGCAGCAATGGCAGTCGGAGAACAACGGCAAGGGCCCGGCGGCCGGCGTCTCGTTGTTCACCGGCGGACCGGGCCAGACGCCGTGGGGATATCTGGCGGCGACACCTTACGGCCTCGCCTATCAGGACCTCGCCTATGTCGGCGCGGCCAGCTTCAATCTCGGAAGCTCGGCGGCGGTCGGCTCGCTGCGGTTCGAAATCGCGTCGATCTTTTACGGGACCGGGGCGAACGGCGTCGACGCCGATCCCGCGCTCGTCATTCAGGACTTCCTGACCGATCCAAACCACGGCGTCCCGTCATTTCCAGCGGGCTCGCTCGATACGTCGACGCTGCTGGGCGCGAGCGGCGATTCCTCGTGCCAGAGCTACTGGAGGGCGTTGGGCCTGTGCTTCTCGCCCGCGCTGCTCCAGCAAGAGCCGGCCTCCAGCATCCTCACGCGCTGGTGCCAGTTGCTCAACGTCGCGCCGGTGTGGACCGGCGGCAAGCTCACATTCGTCCCCTATGGCGATCTCTCGCTGCAGGGTTCGACCGTCAATTGGACCGCGCAAACCTCGCCCGTCTACGAACTGACTTACGACCACTTCATGGCGCCGTCGGGCGGCGACATGACGGGCGCGCAAGGCTCGCCCGTCGTCGTGGAGCGCAACGACCCTCTGACGCTCCACAACGTCCAGCGGCTCGAGGCGCAGAACCGCGCCGGGGTCAACGTCAACGCCGGCCTCGTCACATCGCAGACGGGGGCGCTGCTGGTCGAGGTGCTGACGATCGCGGCCAAGGGCGTCTCGCCCGGCTCGATCACGCTGCCGCAGCCGAACGGCCAGCCGCAATATCAGGCGACGCCGATCGAGGCGCGAGACCTCTATGACGCGCAGGTCAATGGGCTTCGCATCGCGCCGACGATCACCGCGCATGAAATCTGCGATCTCTCCGTCGCGGCGACCATCGCGCAAATTCTGCTCCAGCGCGGGCTCTATGTCCGCAACACGTTTATTTTCACCGTGTCGTGGGAATTCTCGCTCCTCGATCCGATGGACGTGATCTCGATCACCGATCCGCTGATCGGACTTGAGAACAAGCTCGTGCGCATCACGGAAATCGAGGAGAGCGACGACGGGTCGTTCCGGATCACGGCCGAGGATCTTACCATCGGCGTATCGACGCCGGGGCCGAACATCGTTTCCGGCTCGGCGCCGCAAACGATCGACGTGACAATTCCCGCCGAACCGGTCGACCTCAGCCTGGTCTACGAACCGCCCGCCGCAGCCTCGAATGGAACGGCGCAAATCTGGTTTGGCGCGTCTGGCGGCTCCAGCGGAGTCCCCGACCCGAATTGGGGCGGCTGCAACGTGCTGGTCTCGGTCGATGGCGGCGCGACCTACAATAAGATCGGCACGATCACCGGCCCCGCGCCGATCGGCTCGCTCACGGCGAGCTATGCGTCCGCCAGCGGCTTCGACACGACGGACACGCTCGCCGTCAATCTCGCGGTGAGCGGCGGCGCGCTGGCGTCGACCACGGCGGGCAACGCGCAGGCCGGGGCGGTCAATCTCTCGCTGATCGATTCCGAACTCGTCGCCTTCGAGACCGCGACGCTGACCGGCGCGAACGCCTATAATCTGACCAATGTCCAGCGCGGGGCGTTCGGCACGACGCCGGCGGCGCACTCCAGCGGCGCGCAGTTTGCGCAGCTCTCCAACATCCTGCAATACACGCTGCCCGCGTCGTGGGTTGGCGTGGCGCTGTATTTCAAATTCCAGAGCTTCAACATCTACGGCAACGGCGTCGAGGCGCTGTCGTCGGCCACGGCGGTTCCCTATACGCCGCGCGGCGCGGGATACGGCGCGTCGCAGGTCAACACGCTCTCCCAGACCCTCGCGCTTTCCGGCGCGAGCGTCGCGACGACGACGGCGGCGGTTCCGGCGGGCGCCTACCTGCTCGGCGTCTCGGTCATGATCGACACCCCGGCGACGGGGCCGACCTCGATCAACATCGATCCGCAATATCTGGCCACCGGAGCGGCTGGCGGATCGTCCGGGGCCTTCGGCAATGTCGGCGTCTCGATCGGCGCCAATCACTCCTACCCGACCGGCGGCGTTCTCTGGAGCGTCGCGTCCGAAATCGTGCTGACGCCTGTTGGGAGCGCTTTCACGGGCGGATCGGCCACGGTCAGCGTCACCTATCTCGTGATCTAAAGGATTTACGAAAATGACGACGAACGGCGCTTACCAGGGCCAGGCGGTCAATCTTCAGACTAACCAGCCCTACCCCGGCGCGACGGTCTCGATTTATAATTGGGGAAGCAACACCCTGGCGACGATTTATGACGCCGCGACGGGGACAATTCCGCTTTCAAATCCGATGACGGCGGACCAGGACGGCATCTATGCGTTCCAAGCCCCATCATCGCTCGGTTATCAGGCCGTCTGGTCGTCGGGAGGCTACGTTTCTCCGCTTTACGGGTTGGGCCCGTTGGCGGGCCTATCGTCGACGACAGCGAGCGTCTTGTTTGCAATGGATGCGGCTGAAACCGCAGCGCGGACATCCGAAGACAATAATCTGCAAACTCAAATCACCGGCCTCGCGGGAGGACTGACGCTCGACGGGACATGGAATGCTTCGACAAATTCTCCGGCGCTCGCTTCGAGCGTGGGGACCAACGGGCATTATTACATCGTCGCCGTCGCCGGGACGACCGTCCTGAATGGAATTTCGACTTGGGCGGTTGGTGATTGGGCCGTCTTCGAGGGCGCTTGGCGACGGATTCCCAAGCAACAGACGCCTGTGATCGACGTAAAATCATATGGAGCGATAGGAAATGGCATAGCCGACGACACGACCGCGATCCGAAACGCCTTGAACGCGGCCGCGGCGGCCGGATATGGGCAAGTCTACGCCCCCACTGGTGTATATTATTGCACGGGCGGATTGCTCGTCCCATCCGGAGTTCACTTTTACGGAGATGGCCCGGACGCTACGATAATTCGCAATCCGGCCGGAGCGCTGCCCGGAATAACTCAGTCTGGGATCACGGTTTTCGCAACGATTGGATCGATACAATCCGTTGGAGCCAGGGTTTCCGATCTTTGTGTCGATCACGCGACCAATGGATGCACGTCTAATGGCATCTCTTTCGTGGCTGCGTCCGGGGCGAGATCCGCCGATTATACAATCGAACGATGCAAGGTTCTTGGGTATGACTCGCATCAGTATTTGATTTGGGGGCTGCGTGTCGAAAATGCCGTCATAAGGGATAATATCGTTATTGGCGGCGGCGCTCCGGGATCAACCTCTCAATCGGAGGGGATCGAAATTTTCGGCGGCAGCTTCGTCGAGATCACTGGAAATTATGTCACCGGGATGAGCAGCGATTGCGTCAATCTCGTCGAGGACTCTGGCACGCCCGACACGGCCTTAAGCGATTTGAACGTGCATCATAATTATCTTGTTGGGGCAGGTAGGGGGGTAAATCTTTCTGTCATCTCTACAGGCCTAGGGTTCATAATTTCCGATAATATCATATTAAACTCGTATCTTTCTAGCAACGGCCAAGCAATTCTCGCCGGGGTTAGTTCTGGCGGGACCATGAACGGCGTCACCATAAGCGATAATGAAATCATTGGCGCCGAAAACATTGGTATATATTTGACAGCAACAGGTGCGGCATCAGCCAGCGGCTGGAAGGTTTCTGGAAATTCAATAACTGGGATGACTGGAGCATTTCCAATAGGGATTAATGCGGATGGCATTGGCGCGCTTATTTGCGACAATTATATTGTCGCTGGATATGAAGGAATATCCATCAATAATGCTGGGACGACTAGCTCGGTGTTAGGCAATAAAATTATTGCTGGATCGGCGGGCATAGCTGTGGCGCAAGACGGAAATTCATCCGCGAATGTCATAGGCAACGATCTTGTATACGGAGGCGGAGGTATTGTCGCTACCGCCGGGTGCACAGGGACTGCCGTTGGAAATAATTTCCAATACGTAGGGACCGAGGTTGCCGCGGTGAATGTGCCATCCTCGTATTCGGTGAGGGGTAACAATCTCGCCTATGCGCCAACAATACTCGACCCGTTTGGAGCGGGAAGAAATCAGATCAACTGTCTTATTTTACCTAGGGCCGCCGCTAGTTTGCCCGCCGCCTCAAGTGTTCAGATGGGGACGAAAGAATTCGTCACGGACGCCAACGCTACTACATTCGGGACGGCCGTTGCGGGCGGCGGGACTAATAAGGTTCCGGTGTGGAGCAACCAAACAAACTGGTTGATAGGATAGTAAACCGGCGGATGAGCTTTAAGGGAATTAAACAGCGAAACCAAAGGGAATCTCCCATGCACAAACACAGTCTCGCGGTGCTCGCGCTTGTCTTGGCATTGTGCGCGCCGGCGCGGGCCGCGAATGACAGCTTCGTTATAAACGGGCTGCCATTCATCACGGCCGTTCCCGGCGGCTATCTGCCGGCCTTCGCGGCCTATTTCCCGAACGGGCTGGGAACCACTACTCCGATGTCAGTGGCTAACGGATTTCCACCAACCAACTCGCCCGTCACCGGGACATTCGGCGCGAGTGGCGTGAGCGCGACTTTCACGCCTTCGTCGCCGGCTGCGTTCAACATCTTCTTGGGAGC